GATCAATGTAGTTACAACCGTTGAACACGCCTACTGCTGCAGTGTGTGTCGCTGGTGCAAATGCCACTAAATAACCATCATAAACTGTTACCAAGTCACCTTGGAAAATTGCGCCTGCTTGGTTATCGTTAATTGTGAAACCGTACTGAGCTTGCGCGCCAGTAGCTGAAAGGTTTCCTAATGCACGAAGACCAAAGGCTTTATCTACGTTTGCCATTTTGATTTCCTTAAATTAAGTTATTCGGAGGACTTAGGTCCACCGAAAGATACACGGGTCTGACGAGTCGGATTCTGAATTCGCATGGACGAATGCCCATTTGATTTGCTTAAATCGTTATCGACAGCCAATAGTTGGTCATGGGTGCGTGATTCGTAATACTCGCGTCGCTCGTTTGCTGTTTCCTCTGGGATTCGTGCAAGCAATAAACCTCCCACGCTGATAACGCCAGCATGTCGGCCATCGTCTACTGAAGGACTGCTAAAATCGGGGTACTCGTCGGCACGTACTAACTCATAACCTTCACGCATCTTGCCCATGACGTTAATACGGTCTTCTTGTCCACCAGACTCTGATCTAATCCAACGGTGCTTGTATCCAGGAGGCGCAGGAGGCGCATCCAATCGTGAAGGAGGGGCCCAAGATTTACGGCGCGCAGTAGTTTCTCGTGAATCTGTCTCACGTGCACTGCGATTTAGTTTTGGTACAGCTTGTTCTTGATCCATTTTATTACTCCTTAACGTATTTGGCGTATTCTTCTAACGGAACACCCAATTTTTTAGCTATCGCAACTTGGCTCGGTGAGAGCTTGACAGTGCGGCGTGCATTATTTACTCCAGAAGACCTGGAAGCAGGCGCAACCGTTTGCACGGGTCGATTGGTCCTGTTTTTTGCGTTGAATTGCGTAGGGAATGCCTCGCGCAATCTATTATTTAGCTCATCATAATACTCATCTGAGTTTGGGTCAAATCTTTCTGCTAAAACCATCTGTTTATGTATGCCTTGAGCTGCATGTGTCATTGCCACGTTTTTGCCATACCATTCGTTTTCCTCGGCCCACGCTTCGGCTTTAGGGTCGTATGTAGAGCGTTGTTGAACAGGCTGTTGCACCTGTTGAGGGGCCTGCTGTGCTTGTTGCTGGTTGTATTGACGTTGTGACGCTACTTCAGAAATACTGCGTTGCTCCATTTGAATTTCAGTCAAACGTTCTTGCGCTTCTATCTCCGTGTCGTAGTCGCCTTCTTCACGTGCCTTACGAATAATCTGTTTTAGGGCAACAGCTTGTGTTTCAATACGGCTCTTGGCCTCGCCTAAGCGGGCATTATCCGAATTATACGCATATTGCTCATAGGCCTGTGCTTTTTGTTGTACGTTTTTAGCGTACTCTAGCGCAGCCTGTTCGCGACGTTCTGTTTCGCGTAGACGAGCAGTAAGCTTGTCAATGCGTTTCTTTACCTTGTCGCTGTATACATCTAGTTCCTCGCCTTGCGCCTGTGTTGATTGTGTTTCAACATAAGGGGCCTGGTTGGAGTCATTATTGATTAGTTCGGAACCACCGTCGCCATCAAGCTCGACAGTAGCCGGACTTTCGTCTTCTTCGCCTACCTTAAAGTCTAAATCTTCAGCCATAACTTTCTACTCCTTACATATGCAAGATGTCTTCTGGGTCATTTACAATCCCCAAGATTTCATCATCGTTTAAAAATCGGATTTCACCACCATCGATAGAAATACGTGAACCTGCGTACCTGCCAAAGATAATCCAGTCGCCTTCTTTGCACCATGCGCCGAATGGGAATTTGGATTCGTCTTTGTAGGCTAAATCACCCAAGCTTAATACGTAGCCGCAATTCGTAGCCAGCTGTGTACGTTTCTGAGTTTCTTCTGCTATCACAATACCGCTCTTCGTGCGTTCTGCGCCACGATACGGCAATATTGCTACACGCCATCCTGTAGGGCGAGGAATACGGCTTATGGCCTCCTCTGGTATCAGTGATGGGTCAAACTGGCCGTCTGCGTCATAGGCATCGTCAATAGACGGCTGCTTATTCTGCTCGTTCTCAAGCCACTTCTTTTCTAGCGCTGTTAGGTTCTTTGTTTCTTCTTCTGCCATAGGGCCTCCACGGTTAAAAATCTAAAGGATCAATATTTGAGTTCAAGGATTCCTTGATCATTTCCTCAACGAGTTTTAAGCCTTCTAGACGCCCCATCATGAAACGATACCGTTCCATATTGGCAATGGTGCCGTTCAGCACTATTGCTTCGGAGTCCGACTGTAACTTTCTAACTTCCTTAAGAAGTCTTTCTGCATATTCAAGCATGGTTCAATCTTCCATGTAAAAGGCAGACGATCTAGAGCCCTCGTCTGTAGGCTTAAAACTATTTAACAAATCTTTACTGGTTTATTACCGTCTTTTTTCTTGACGTATGTTACTTCTGATGCCATTGCATCGCCGCCTTTTTTCATCTTGACCGGCTTAGCTTTGCCTGCTTTGCTGAACGCAATGGCCACAGCCTGTTTCACTGCCTTGGCTTTTGACGCTGGCTTGCTTGTACCAATCTTGCCGGACTCTTTAAAGTCACCAACAAGCGTACCGATGTTGCTGGATATGGTTTTCTTGCTACTACCTTTTTTAAGCGGCATTGTTATCTCCCTGAGCTTGCTGCTGTTGACCTAACATCTGTTGTTCCATAATGGCCAACCGCTCACGGGCAATAGCGGCACGTTCCTCTGCGATTGCATCCTGCGATGCAATGCTGGCCTTATCATCTTGCGCTTCTTGTTTTAATTTCTCTTGTTGAAGTGCCAAGCTCTTATCCTTAGCCGCTGCATCCGCCGCGTCAGCCTTAGCACGTTGATCCAACTCTTGTTTCTTGAGTTCCACAACCGGGTCAGTAGCTTCTTGGCCTGTTCCAGCAATCTGGTCTTGCATTGTTTTAACGTCAGCCATGTATTGCGCTACTTTCAATGCAATCATACCTTCTTTTTGGATTATTGACACCATGCCGTCTGGGTCGGTACCGTATGCTTGGAATAATTCTGCTTCCACGTCCTCTTCTGCCTTAATACGGATGTGCTGCAAGATATGTTTTTGCAAGATAGAAGCAGACATAGGATTAGCCTGCAACATAGGTGACATACCCATGCGTAAGTGCGCTTCAATGTGTGCGTCATGCTGTTGACCAGCAAATGCTTTCAATTCCATTGTATCCAACACGTCAGCATTCTCTGTCGCCGGGTCTTTTGGCATTTGTGAGCTCTGTGGTCGCAATATGCCGTCGATATCACGCACGTTCAGTGCTGTGTAGACCCGGTAGTATGCCTCGTACATGTTATGCATCTGTGGGGCCGCCTGCGCCATTTGTAGCTGTGTTTGTGCAAGGGTTATACGCTGTGCTGTAGAGAATATGTTAGGGTCGGCAACTGGAAGCACTGCCACCATGTTGTCAAAGTCTGCTTTTTTAATCTTACGACTAGCACCTGGCACGTCATAAGGGTACTCTTTAGGTAAATACTCACCAAAGCCCTTGGCAAGCAGTTGGAATTCCAATTTCTGTGCGTAGTGCAAGCGTTTATGGATGGCTGACATGACCATTGAGCCACGTTCAAGCAATGCAATGGTCGTTCCGACCGCTGCGTTCTGATTGCCGTCACCAACTTGCATATCCGCGATGCTTGCAAGGCGTTTACCCGCGTCTACAGTGAAGCCTAATAACTGGAATAGTGTTTGGCTAGGCTCTTTATACGGTAATGGTAATAGTGATGACTGCAATTCAGCGCCACCAGCGTCAATATCACGCCATTCGCCTGGTTGGATAGGTGTATCCGTGTCCGCGATCCGTGCGCCTTTAGCCTTGAAGCCTGCTGGTAGGTTAGAAAACGTACCCGCGTCAATCAATTGACGTAGTGCAGACGTTGCTGTCTTAGAAAGGCTGCCGATTAAGTGAACAAAGCCCAAGCCATACGCACCAAGGCCCTCGATCAACACATAATGCACAAAATAATTGCAACGACGTTTCAATTCGTCGCCTTCTTTCCAGTTACGACGCACGCCGAGCACGTTTCCGCTCACTTCGTCAAGCGTTACGACGTATGGAAGCTTAATTCCTGTCGGTTCACCGTCTTCGTCCATGTCTTCGAAGCCAGGAATGTCATAATCCACTTGGAATTCAAGCAAAAATACTTCTTCGGCTTGGTCAGAAGGGCTTAAACCTGTTTGACGGTCCACGCCTTCTTGTATTTGGTCTTGATTTGGGTCAGAACTCTCTGCTTGGATGTCTAAATCCAAGTATTCGCCAGCGACAACGCGCTTTCTGAACTCGTTCGCGTCCATCGGAACACGGTGCGTGATCCGTGGGCATTGGCTCATGACGCTTGAGCCGGTGTAAGGGATGTATAAGTCGTCAGCGAGCACTAACTTACTGACCATTCTGTCTAATTGTGCATTAAAATACACTTTTTTGAACACAGAACCGCCGTAACCTAGGTAGAAAAGTGCTTGGTCCATCTCTGGCGTGTACTCTTCCATCACTGTAGTCAGTTCGTAGTTCATGAAATCTTGAACACGTGACGCTTGCTGTAGTTTTTCTATTGTTTCCTTGCCCAAAACCTGCGTTCTAACAGGTCCGTCTGCTGGCATTAGCTCCTTCATCGCTTGCGATTGGAACTGGACTACCGCTTCTGTCAACATTGGGTGGACTGCACCGGCTGCGCCACGGAATGGCTTGGTGCGTTCTTCGACTTTCAAGCCTAACAGCTCAAGGCCCTTGGCATAAACTTGCTCCCAGTCACTACGGGATGCTTTGTCGGCGTCAAATAAAGCCAGTAAGTCAATAGACATACGGCTTAAATCGTCTTGGTCAATCACTTCCGCCAGGTTGGCGTAGAATTCTACCTCGTTATCCTCGTCTTCGCCTATCTCAACCGTAGCTCCGCCATCGTCTTCCAAGACTATTTCGATTTCGGGCAGGCCTTCCTGATCAATCTCAATAGATGTTTCAGGGGCTTGGTTAACTACTTTGTCAATGGGCATAGGATTCTCGTCCGAGTATTTTCCGTAGTGTACTCGGTATTGCAGGGTTTACGCAAGTGTTACTTCTTTGATTTGATAAACTTACTTACTTGTCCGCCGTGCTTGAATGGTTCAGGCATAGGTATCTGTACATCAGGAAATGCTTCCGGCGCTACGGTAGGGTCTAGCCCTAGTCGAGCCTTCAAGGCCTCTATGTAGTCATCTTTATACCGACGTGCATCTGTTGAGGTAAGATTGTAATCAGGTTGCAAACGAACAAGGGTTGATTTATCCCCAAGTTTAGCTAAAGCCCTAGTACGATGACGACCTTCATGTCCTGAAATCCTAACTCCTCCAGCCGTTGTTCCGCTAAGGTTTAAAAATGGTACGTCCGTAAACCCTGATTTACGGGCCGCTTTTGCTAAGTAGTCTATGTATTGATCATAGGTCATGCCTTCAGGAACTTTAAACCCCCTGTATTCTCCTGCACTCCCTGTTAACCCAGGGGCAATAGGCATAGCGTATTCTTCAAAATCTTTAGGGTCCAATACCATTAAAGCCTGTGGATTACTTCTGTCCATTAACGTGTTTTCTAACGCTTTTTCGCTGTATTGATTTTCAAGGTTAGGAACCTCATCTGCCGCACGCTCTGCACGGCGTCCCATGTATTCGCCCCGTTCATTTTTAACCTTATTGATCAAGTCACTAATGCTGCCGCGTACAAACTTAGTAGTATTAGGAACCAAGGGCAACGCACCTGCGGCGCCCAGTCCAGCACCCAGATAGTCTTTATCCTTAAACGCCTGATAGCCTTCTGCTGCAGATTGGATATCGCCGGACACAGGAATAAACGAATTGATAAACAATGCCACGTCCTTGGCACTGATGTCCTCGTTCTTTAGTCCCTGCATTATGGCGTCAAGGTTTTCTTTAACCCTGCTCTTTTCAGGCTTGTCTTCCGGTGTGACGTCAATAGACTTAAGGGTCCGGACTTCTCCCCCGTCTTCAAACTTTTTTGGCTTTTTCGCCTTTGCAATAGTCTTAGCTTCACCGGACTTGATTGCCTGCAGTGCTTGGTAGGCCATGTCTGCTTTGTCCTTGGACCGTAATCCAATGTCCATGCCCCGCGCGTCATTGGACACGTCCATTGCCTTTTCAGCATCTGACTGTCCACCTGTCAACATGGTTTCATGAATCCAACTTGCTATTTCAGCAGGTGTCCTGCCTAGCTTCTTCGCTATCTGCGCCTGCAACAACATATGACGCATTGCATCGCCACGTCCGTCTAGCTGCTCGTCCTTAGGAAAGTAAAACTCAGGGATGGCATTGGCAAACTTAACCTCTTCGCCAAGCCCTATCATGTTTGCAAAGCCTTCTTGGCCTTTACGTCCCCAACGCGCTACGGCGTCAACGTATTCATTTGGGTGGCCTACTTCTTTTTTATTCGTAGGAGTAACGTCAATAGAGCGAAGGGTCCGGACGTTTTCGTTTGTTACTTCCCCTCCGTCTTCAAACCGCTTGGTGTAACGAACGCCAGCATTGTAGTAGTCCTTGCCGTCCTTCTGGGGAACATACACGCCCTCAGCAGACACGTCACTAGTAGGACTCAACTCCTTACGGATAGCACCGGTAATCACAGGCTGCTTAGTCTCAGGGTCAAACACATACTGGACTTCGTAATTGCCTATACGACCACGGCCCATGAACCGCGCGCCAACTTGACTTAACTTCTTATCCCCTACGTCCACATCAGCAAAGGCCTGAAAGCCTTCCATGTCCTTACTAATACGGGTGTCATACTTGCCAGGGCCTCTTGAAGAACGCACTTCTTGCACGTCGACAGGGCCGAGTTGGGTACGTGAGTTGTCCAGTAAGAACTGCTCAAGGTCCATGGACCGCGGGTTTTGGTCCGCTACGGCTTCACCACCTTCATCAAACAACTGCACCGGAGTGCTGCCTGAGCCGGACAGGTCAACAGGTTGCGTAGGAGTCTTAGGAGTCTTAGGGGCTTTTGGTTTTATGTATTGCGCCGGACCGCTGCCCGGCGACTGGGTGCCGGTGCCTCCTATTCCCACATATTGCGCCGGACCGCGGACCGGCGACTGGGTGCCGGTGCCTCCCATTCCTACGACGGCACCTGTACTTTTCTTCTTAGGCACTTCGAGGTCAGGCAGGCCTAACGCTTTACGGGCACTATTGACATAGGCACGTTGTGCTTCCAAGTCCGTGGCAGGGGCCGTAGAGGCCTTAGTCAAGAATGCGTTCTGGAAATCCGCAGGGGATATCTTGCCTTGTTTTAACTGATTAGCCCAGTAATCGTACTCGCCCTGTGTTACGTTCTTGTATGTGTCCGCAGTAGGGCCTCCCTTCTTGGGCATTTCCAAAGTAGGTACCACGCCGCCTGTACGGCCAATGGCAGCATAGGCATTACGTACTCGTGCCTCTAGTTCCGGGTCCACGAACTTCTGTTTGATGTTCTCACCGGTAATGTCCCCCGCCCTGACAGCCTGTTGTAGTGTACGGTAGTCCATGGTACTAGGATTAGTTACGCCAGTGCTGCGTATTGCGTCCTTTATGATTGCGTCTTGTGCCGCACGATCACGAGCAAATTGCTGGGACATGGACAAGGTAGGCGTGACAGGCGCTAACACAGGCCTTTGACGTGGGGCCACGGCAAGAGAGGGATTAGCAGAGGCTGCAGGAAGTGGTGCGCCACGAGGGGCTACAGCAGGAGCTTGAAACGGCTGATCCACAGCGCCGCCTTCCGCTAACTGGCGTGGATACATGGCCAGAAGGTCCTTGGCGCTTGGGTCGTTATACATTACAAAATCTCCGGGGTAATTTCCCACTATTCTATCGCTTAATAGTACTCGAATGCAACATCTTGTTTCTGTTCATCCTCTAATAAATCGGTGCCAAGCGATATAAAATTACCCGCCCTGAATCTATTCAACGCCTGTGTCGTGCTGTCGACCATGTCATCGTTGTCGCCATTCGGGAATGCAGCGCACTCTTCCACTAATTCCTCTGCCCAGTCCGTGTCCGGGGCCCACACCATGCCTGACTCTAGAATAGGTGCAATGGAATGCGCACGCGATACCTTGTCCTGTCCGCTACGTCGGCCACCCGGTGAATACATTGCCACAGGAATACCCATACGGCGCAGCTCCTGCTGAAGCGTGATCCCTGTCGCTTTGGCCTCGATCAACACATTGTCAGGCTTCCACTGGTCGTAGCTTTCCTTGGCAATACGTTTAAGCTCCGGGAAGTCCCATCGTCCACGCGTGACGTCCAACAAGATGATATTGGGCCCTGAGTCTTGGTCCGGGTAGAACACGCCCCAGGTCGTGATGACAGAGTAGTCGGCCGTCTCTTTCTTGGAGTAGGCCGTATCATAAGACTGGATGATGTATTCAACAGGCGGTGCCTCGTCGCTGGGCCACACTTGCCACCAGTCCCGCTTCAGAATAGCGCCTTCGTCGTTGGTTGGCTGTTGTTGCCACTGGGCCTGCCACTTCTGCGGTGACAAAGAGGCTTTGACCGCGAGCAACTCTTCAAGCTTCCAGAACCCCGGCCACAATGGATTGCCGCTAGGCAAGACTGCAGGAAATTCAATAATCTCCCAACGGTCGGCTTTATGGCTAGACTGCGCTTTGACAAGACGTGCCGTTAAGTCCTTGGTGTTCCAACGGGTCATAACAATGACAATAGCGCCGCCAGGCTGGAGCCGTTGACGAGGGCCGGAGGTGTACCAGTCCCATGCGTTCTCCATGGCGAGCTCTGACAAAGCATCCTGCTCCGAATGCGGGTCATCAATGATCAACAAGTCCGCACCGCGGCCCGTCATCGCGCCGCCCACACCGACAGCAAAGTATTCCCCACCATGGTCCGTGTCCCACCGACCGGCGGCCTTGGAGTCTGCTCGAAGGGCCACGTCAGAGAAGACCTGCTTGTACTCTTCGGTGTCCATCAAGTTACGGACCTTACGGCCAAAACGAACGGCAAGCTCCCCGGTGTGGGTCGCTTGAATGATCTTGGTTTTTGGCTTACGGCCCATTATGAACGCGGGTAGCAGATAGGACGAGAACTCAGACTTGGTGTGCCGCGGAGGCATGTTAACGATCAGTCTTTTCAAGGTCCCATCTGCTAGACGGTTAAAGGCATCTGCCATTTTTGTGTGGTGCGCGCCAAAGATAGCCTCTGGCCATACGTATTTTGCAAAGGACAAGAAGTCCGTTCTAGCCTTTTCTTGCGCTTCAATCTGAAGAAGACGAAGCTCTAATCTAGCCTGCTCAATGGAGGCTTGTTCAGCTGCAGAGACGCTAAGCATATGTTTTCATTCTCTTTAATTTTTGTAAAAATTTTTCTAGCAATGGCTTAATTAAAACAAGGGGGCCTATTTGTAGGGTCATCATACCTCAATTTCGTTTGGAGTGCCAAAAACTGTGCGAAATCGGGCTAAAGCCACCGCTCCGCCGGCGGTGGGGCGTTTTTTTTGGGGTGGGTTAGTGAGTGCTCACTTACATACCCATAACGGCTTCAGGGACTCTGCCCCCCTAAGCGCCGGCCGCGGGCCGTGGACCGGCGACCATGGACCGCGGACCGTGAAAAAGTTATCCACAATTATGATCATTTGCCACGAAAAGTTATCCACATTCTATCCACATTGAATCCACAGGAAACGCACAGGATATCCACAACCGGCCCTGTAGGCTAGCCTCAAACTCGGACCGAGGCCCGCCTAAGCGCTTAAAAAGGGCCTTGGTGAGCGTGCGACTTTTTATGTTAGTGAGTGCTTACTAACCTATTAGGTTAGTGCTCGCTAACATGGGCCGCGGGCCATGGGTGACGCTCCACGGACCGAGGGCCAGCTGGCCAGGCCGTTTACTGGACATCGGACCACCGGCCGCGCGTATCGCATAGCGGCGAAAGGGCCACGGACCACGGGCCAAGGGCCGCTGGCCTAGTTTATATATAGTAAAGGCTACGCGGCGGCCGCCGGCAATTGGACGCCGTGAGCGCGCGCCGGCGGGCCTTTGCGGGCATGCTGGCCGGCATTGGCTGGACTAGGTAACCGGACTGTAAAAAAGCGCTTGACGGCGTGCCGTTTATCATTAATATAGGAACTAGCACGACGCGGGCGCGGCGTGCAACATACAGTGAGACAGAAGAAAGGGACTAGCAGAATGACAAATCCAATCTATCAGACAGTGACAGACCAAATTATCGCCGAGCTTGAGAAAGGCGCGGCGCCTTGGGTAAAGCCATGGCACGCGGACGCGGCCAGCGGCGCGGACCATAATATCGTAAGCGGCGCGGCCTATCGCGGCGTGAACCGGTTAATTCTAGGCATGGCCAGCATGGGCAATGGCTACGCGGCCAGCCAATGGGCGACTTATAAGCAATGGCAAGACCGCGGCGCGCAAGTGCTCAAGGGACAGAAAGGGACGGCCATATGCTTTTATAAGCCCGTCGCGGGCACCGTCGACGCGGCGACCGGCGATAAAACAAGCGGCTATGCCGTGCTAAAAGCTTACAGCGTTTTTAACATCGAGCAGACCGACGCCGAGCGCGCACCGGCGGCCGAGCCCGTGGCCGTGCCTTTCGACGCCAGCGAGGTATGCGAGGCGGCCATAGTAAAAACCGGCGCCATTATCCGCCACGGCGGCGACGCGGCATTCTACATGCCGAGCACGGACGCCGTGCAATTGCCACATAAGGCCAGTTTTGACAGCGCCGCGCATTATTACGCGACGGCCTTTCATGAGCTGGCCCATTGGACCGGCGCTAAGCATAGGCTAAACCGCGACCATAGCGGCCGTTTTGGAAATCCGGCCTATGCCTTCGAGGAACTAATCGCGGAAATCGGCGCCGCCTACCTATGCGCGGATAACGGCATTGCTGGCGAGCTCCGCCATGCTGGCTATATTCAGAGCTGGCTCAAGGCATGCCGCGACGATAACACGGCCATATTCAAGGCGGCGGCGCTGGCTCAAAAGGCGGCGGATTATATCAAGGGCACGGCGGCGGACGCCGAGGCCGAGGCGGCGTAATTTAACACCGGCGGCCAGCTGGCCGCCGCAATCAATGAAAGGGATTTAAAATCATGTTCAAAATCTACTACAGCGGCGACCAAGCGCGACCAGCTAACACTTGGCCAGTTGAAACTTACACGCGGCGCGTCGAGGCAGAAAGCGCCGCGATTGAGCTACTAATGGCCGGCTACTATGTGAGCTGGGACGAAAGCGAGGCCGAGGCCGCGCAAGCATAACTGATGAGCGCTAAGGGCGCGAAACCGGCGGCGGCGTCGCCGGTCTTATGCAAGTTAACCATACAGACAGAAAGGGACTTAAAACCATGCAAGCATTCAACCTATGTTATACAGTTTTATTAAACAAGCCAGCTGGCGCTAATATCGCCATAATCAAACGCGGCGAGCGCGGCTATACGCCTACCAATTTAGATTGGGGCACCGGCGACGAGGCCGCCGAGCTAGTGCGCGAGGCCAACGCTAAGCGCGGCATTGACGCGGCGGCGCAATTGGATTTTGAAGTTAAATCCATGTTCATTTGGCCTAAGGCCGAGGCCGCCGAGGCGCCAGCGATGGCGGACGATGGCGGCGACTGGGAGCCGGACGACAGCCCGCGCGAGCCGCTTCAGTTTATACCGCACGCCAGCGATTATTCACGCTTTGACTAATTAAACCATGGCGGCCAGCGATGGCCGCCGCTTATAACGGAGGTATTAAACCATGCAAACTTACGACATCATTATCACCGACGAATGCGGCGACGAGTGCACCTATTGGACGGGATTTAAAACCGAGCTGGAGGCATTAAACGAGGCCGCCGATTTACAAGCCGCACATCCGGAATGGTATGGCGCTTGGGTGGAGCCAAGCCGAAAAGAGGCATACCGCCAAGCGTGGCAAGACCGCGCGGACAACGACACTTTAGACTTATATTAAACGGAGGCAACAAACCATGAGCAATTTAGACTTATTACGCGAGGCCGCGCCTCAATTCTTTGAAACTCACGAGGCCAACAAGCGCGCGCTGGCCGCGCTCGATGGCGTGCTGTTGGGCCAAGGCCATATTGTATTAATTGGCGAGCTGGCCATTAAACCTAAGATGGTGCGCGAGGCCGGCGGCTGGCGACTAGTGGAGGCGTCGCCGTGCAAGCTTACGGACGCGCCGCAATACAGCAAAGCCTCGGCGGAGGCGATAGCGGCGGCGATAAGCAACGGCAACGATACGAAAGGCCACGCCGTGCATATACGCGAGGCGCTGGGCAATGCCATAGCGGCGAGCGAGGCCATAATAATATCGCTTGCAGAGATTTAAAACTTAGCATTACAATAGCAACCAGCGGCCGGCGATGGCTGGCCGCTCAATCATACAGATAGAAAGGGACGACACCATGGAAAGCTTATTAAACAGGTTTATTAAATCCATACGAGTAGAGCCGGACGGATGGGACATTAACAATAAAGTTTTTATTGATACTAATGGCGTGTTGTGGAATTCAGATTTTAATCTAAGGCCATACCGCGATTTTCCACAATGTTATTTTAATTTGCGCGATAAGCTTATCAGCGCTCAATCATACAGATAGAAAGAGAGGACATTATGAGCACTAGAGGACTATATACATTTAAAGACGCCGACGGCGCCTATACAGTTTTTAAGCATTGGGATAATTACCCTATCAGCGACAACGGCTATGGCGCTTATCAGTTTATTAAAAACGCCTTAGCCTATGCTTGGGAATTACCAAGGTTCGAGGCCGACGAATTCTCGGCCTCGTTTATAGCGGCCAATAAGAAAGCCGGCGGCGGCGATTTACGACTATTACCGGCAGACGCAACTAATGGCGATACGCTCGGCGTGGAGTTTTGGTATACCGTCGAGGCGGCCGGCCAGCGGCTTAAAGTATCATGCCGTGACTTATTCAACGGGATTGACTTGGAGCCCGTATATATCTCATCAACCTATCAATTAAAGGCGGCTTAATCATGGCAACATTTTATATCAGAGTAGAGCACGAAGTGACCGAGTATACGATTATCGAGGTGGAGGCCGAGAACGCCGACCAAGCGATGGAGCTGGCACAATCCGATGACAGCTATCAAAGCGAGGTAGACTGGACGCTGGACGATGGCATAGGCGAGAATTCATTCATAGCCTTAGACGATGATTACAACCCTATCGAGGAGGCCTAAACATGGACGCTAATACCTTCGAGTATTATTTTGATGGGCGCAAGCCAAGCCTTGCGCAAGTAAAGGCGCTCGTTATTAAAGCCTTAAAACAAGGCTATGGCCGGATTGAAATAGCATGGGGCGAGAATATGCTAGAGATTGAACGGCATACCAATGGCCACTTATATGGCCATGGCTGGATTAAAGGCATAGGCGGCCAAGACATGGCCGACGAGCTACAGGCCAAGGGAGTATAACCATGCAGACCATTCAATTCATGCCTAAGCTTAGCGCGGCAAGTAAAATGCCGTGCCCTAGTTTTAGCACGCCGGCGACGGCGTGCAAGACCGGCCGCAAGCTGGCCGAGATTAAAGGGAGCGTGTGCTATGACTGCTATGCTATGAAAGGCAATTACCGATTTAAAAATGTAATTAGCCACAGGGAGCATAACCTAAACTCGCTGGGCGATTTGCCTTCGTGGAAGGCCGGCATGATAGCGGCCATTAAAAGCAACGACACGACCGGCTATTTTCGCTGGCACGACAGCGGCGATATTCAAAGCGAGGCCCATTTGATGGCTATCATGGACATTGCCGAGGCCATGCCGGAGGTGACTTTTTGGCTACCTACGAAAGAGAAAGGCATGCTGGCCAAGGTAAATAGACAGCGGCCCATGCCGGATAATTTAACCGTGCGCCTAAGCATGACGATGCTGGACATGGCGCCAGCTGGAGCGTGGCCGATAACGAGCACCGTTATAACCAAGGCCGGCAAGATAGATGGCGTAGAATGTAAAGCGCCAGCTAATAACGGCAAGTGCGGGACATGCCGCGCATGCTGGGATAAAACCGTAAGCAATGTAACCTACCTTAAACACTAGAAAGCGAGAAAGCAAAATGAGAGAAAGAGAAGACTTAATCCACAAGCTTGTGGGGTATAACCTAGAGCTATGCCAAACCGATACCAGCTTCGCCGATGGCCTTGTATGGGACCTATTGATGCATGGCTTTAAGGGATTTAAAAACATGGACGAGGCCGAGCTATTGGCCGAGCTTAAACATTGTGACTTTGATGAAAGGGACTAAGCCATGAACTTACACTCAAGCATAGAATGGGCAATAAGCCGCCTCGTGGATAATTACGAGTGGCAAGGCAACATAGACCGCGACGAATGGCAAGAGCTACAGGAAACAATAGCGATGGCCATAATGGCCGATAGGCGCTTAGCGCAGATTGTATTAAGCGCGTGCGAAGAGCACGGCATTATAGAGGAGGAGTAGACCATGGCTAAATACGCAATATGCCGCTATCTGATAGCCACGATTGAAGTGGAGGCAGACACGCCGGAGGAGGCGCTGGAGCTAGAGCAAAATAGCGATGCTAAGGTAAGCATTACTGATGATACTTACCCACTAGAATGGGAGTGGAGCACTAATCCGGCATGGGTTATTGACGAGGAAGGCGATACAGTATTAGAGGAGGGCGGGTTATGGTAGAGAAGACTTTCACGATATGCCTATGGGCCATTACTTTAACGACAGCATTACTTTTAATTGGAGGTGTGATATGACCGAGACCATGCTAGACGCGATGGAGCTAACAATAAGGGAGGCATTACCCGCTCGGACTGTTAGCGATATAGAAGAATATTTTGGGGCGGCTTTATTCAATATGACGACAGATAGACTGGCATTGATTTATGCGCTAGTGAAAGGGAAGGTGTGATATGACCAAGTTTGAAGTGCAAGAGTATTGCCTTTGTGGTGGATGGAAAAATACATGGAGCGATGATGGCCAGCCTACTAGGTTCGACAGCGTAGAAAGTGCACAGGCCGCGCTGGACGAGTTTTTAGAAGAGACGGCGCACGAAGTAGACGCCGGCAATTTAGAAGACTATACCGACAGAGAAGATTTTAGGGTCGTGGAGGTGCCAAGCTTGGACACAATAAAAGTGACGCGCATAGGGACGATACCCTTGGGCGTAGATGGGCAAGACTTATACTTAAAGCTTGAGGATTTCGAGGCGGACATAACGGCCGATAGAATAGAGGATTTTTTTGCTACCAATTACTATGCAGAGACACACCAAGAGGCCGGAGGGTATTTTTGCCGGCACTACAATTGGCTACCGTTTAACCATTCAACTAATACCGGTGTATTAGTCATTTATCAACAATACGATGTATAGGAGCTTAAGATGAAAACTAGAAAATGGTATTACGATGTAACGATAGGGATATACGACGAAGAAACTGGCGTATTAATCAATGAATTTTCAGAAGGCGCCCTTAGGGACGAAGTGGCATGCTTGATTGATACTGATGTAAAAAAACTAATGGAGGTGCAAGATGACATTTAATGCATACAACCATAATGGCACATGCTTAGGCTCATTTGATAACGAGAAAGACGCCTTGGCTTGTGCAAAAGAGTATCGCTATGAAACAGAAAATGCCGCGTATGTAGAGGAGGTGCAAGATGACATTTGATGAATTAAAAGCTTATGCCGCTAATTTAGGCTATGAGCTTTCAGATGACGATTGCACCGAGATTATATCAACTAGCTACGATGGCGAGACCGTGAAAGAGGCCGTTAACGATTTTTTAGATGCATACGAAAGGTAAATTATTATGAGCTTTGATTTTGAACATAGTGGGTTTTTAATAACGGCCGATGTGGACGAATGCTACGACGGCTACGGCACCGGAGACAGTCCTACCTTATACGAGGTTAAGCTTTTACGGATAGTGGACGATGGAGGCCTTGCCGTTCGTTTTAGCGACATAGGCGATGGATTTAGCGACAGCCTAGAAGACGAGGCCATTAGAATCTACAAGGGATACTGATGACCAGCTATGATAAGAGAAAACCCACACGACCGACGCCGGCGACTACGGCGGGAGCGCGCCACAGTATTGGCCAAGCCAGTAGAGACTGATTCACCTATTAAACTCAGCACCATATTCCGGCTTATATCGATGGTGTTGTTTGCAAACATATTTGGAGGGAAATAAAAAAGGGGCGATAAGCCCCTTTTCTTTTACTCGGTTAATGCATGCCTAAACATATGCCAATGCACATGCGATAGCGGCCATTTTTCAGCTGGGATGCATTCCACGCCACGCAACAACAAATCCTCTGCTTGGCCACCGTCATACAGCAACAGCTCGGCCTTTAATGCAGATGTTGTGCCGGCCGGATGATACTGAACCAAGATATAAGTGGGACAGCCTAGGCTGGCATGCTTCAGATGGAAGGCTACTTGATGCGGACTAAGCGCGACTTTTTTACCGCGCTTTACCACCTTTAGCTCTACCATTACAAACCTAGTCTTATTCAGCGCTATCAGGCAATCCGGTATCCCTAGGTTCACTCTCGATTCTATCCTCGTTATGTGCGCCTCCGGTAGATTCTCTTTTAGCCGCTTGTATAGCCCCGCCTCTGGTTTTATTGCCATTCTCAATTACCTCGTTTGCGTCAAATGCCGGTTCAACCTCGATGGTGCTCTCTACATCGACAGGTTCCATATCAATGATGGTTTGAGGAGGAGCGCCGTAGATTCTTTTGATTTCCTCCAGCTTACGCATTACTTCGTCCTTACTCATACTATCGATGGTTCCGATACGAACTTCTTTCCTCTCGATATAGATGGTGCCAAGTGCTTGGCCTCGACGATATTCAGCAGATACAGCCGCACCGAATGCACCAGCCTCAAGCGCTTTATCCCGTATCAACTGCAAATCCTTCATGTGCCTATCGTAATTGGTGCCATACTTTGAATTTAACTCCGCACGATACTCTTGGATCGCGGCGACCACATGCGGGCAAATTTCAGGATTAGTAAGCTTCCATGCCGTGACCTTTGCAGATTTCTCACTAAAGCCAGCACGGATAGCGCACTCTTTCATTGTGACTTGGCCGTCACCTGATACCAGCTCTTGCACAAACTTCCACTCGCGGCCGTTTAACTTCTTCTTCTGACTAAGTAAAGAGCCTACATTACTAGATAGTCTCTTCTGCAATTTATCCCCCAAGATGGGCGGGACATTCCAAACATCCTTGAGCGCCATTAGCTTACCCTCCTACAAATCCATATGTAATCATTCTCGATAGGCTGGCGAACAGTAAAGCGCCTATTCTCTATCCTTCTGTAAAACGATTTCAAAGCGCCTCGTATGTTGATGGCCTCTGCTTCGGTGCCAACAGAAAAGTAGTCACCGATGATCATTGCCTTGAACGGATACTTAGCTCTTCCATTGCCACTATGGCGAACAACATGTTGCCTAGGGGTTATTCCAGTTAGTCTTACTTCTTCATCCTTAGACGGCATTATCACTTTCTCCTCATATACCAAATCTTACCCGATAATGTAACACAAATAACAAGGACTTCCAAACAGATGTCAAGGGATTCAAATACGCATTTCAATTCTCTTAAAAAAGGGGTTTCATTACTCCTTTTTAGCCACAAAAAAGAATTTATTTTTTCCAAATTTTGGTCTCGCGCGCACTTTTAGAACGTTTTGATATTCCATTACGTCTATTATTTCAACGTAATGTAACGTAATGCTGAAGAACGTTGCTATGACTGGTTCCTTACGGCATTACGTCTATTACGTCAAATTTTAAAAAAAATAAATTAATTTTTTATTTTTCAAAACGCTACCTTATATAGAATGCATTAATTGCTCCGTGGTCCGTGAGCCATGATCCATTAACAAACCAACATGAAAAACCCCCCAAGACCCACGCACCAAGCCATTCAGCCTATTTCCCTCTCAAAACGCACCTAAAAACCTGCCTATTTTTTAAGCAAAATTGCCTATTTTTTAAGCAAAAACACCCAAAATCCATTAAAAAACCCCATTACGTTACATTACGTCTATTTTTCAAAACGCTACTTATAAAAAAAAGAGACCTTCGGGTCTCTATAAAATTATTCTCTGTTTTGGCCGTAATAAGTTACCTAAATGCCATTATTTTCTTGTCATTGCACCGTATTATTCAGTCCATGAAGTAAGCAAGATACGATGTGTTTCATTACGACGATTTCACCGAATTCTAGGTCTTGAATTTCGCCTACTTCTTCGTCTTCTTTGCATATAACAGGTGCGAACATGGGATACGTTATCCCGTCCACAGTAATCCTGACTATCTGCATTAGTTTTTCGTCGTCCATTGGCCTAGTTTACTATGGATTATCCGTGCTGTCTTCTATGAATTCAATCAAGGCATTGATATACCACTGCGCTTTCTTTAAATCCTTGAGTGTGTCGTCTTTAAGGCCGGCGCGGGACAGATACTTGAGTGCAGATAGGCGTAGGTGCCCTCTGAATTCCTCAGGGGTGGACTTGGCCTCCATGTAGTCGATCGTTTCGATCCCTCCGCTGGTGTAGTGCGACGGGGAATTGACAGGGTCGGGTGTTGGGGAAGAAGATTTCTTGTCATCCCACGCTTGATCGAGTCCTTTCCAACTGTTAGTGCGGAGCCAGTCCGTCATTTCGTTTGCGTCTTTAAATTCCATTGTTCGTTTCCTTTAACCATGCTAATTTTTGTTGAAAAATAATTAAATTAACATCTCTTTTAATCTCATGTATGAGGACAGTGATATGTATCATTCCCCAAAAAACACATACGCTTAAAAATAATACAAAATAATCAAAATTACTCATGTGTTCGTTTCCTTTAACTGCATGGCAATAAACTCACTTAGCTTTTTATATAAATATTGTTTATTTAGTTCCCCTATTGGGAGTGTCTCATTGTTCTCCACGCCTAGCCTAGGGTCTTCTAGCCAATCACGGATGGCACCGGTTGTTTCAATCTCAAACTTACTTCCGTCTTTCCATGTTCTAACCAAGCAACCTATCCCCATGTGATTACCTAATGCACTTTCTTCTATGTACTCACTCATTATTCTTCTCCTTTAAGTGCATTTCAATAAGCCTAGCAAACATAATTGGATAATCAATTTTTACGTTTAAATAATTAACGGCTTCTTCTATCTCCTCAACACTCAAACTCTGCCACTCACGGCTTGGTGTGGTGTATAGGGGCTTCTTCCAAGTAACATCAGATTCAAATTGTTTAGTTGTATCAGGCTCTTCAAATTCAAGCACTAGGGGTTCTACCATACGATTGTGATAATATAACCAAGCCACAGGCTCTTGAGTTTCAGCTTTAAGCCGTTCAATCTCATCTGCCGCTTCTTGGCATAAACCAAATAACAGGGCATTGCCTTTTGCAGGTGTACTAAAGTTATGTGGGTATGCTCTCATTGGGTCAT